ACGGAAGTTGGACTCTTGTTCTATGTTGCCCATGATCACAGCCAGGGCAGTTTTGTCAGTCACTTCAGCACGAGTCTGCAGTTGCTCTAACACATACTGTTGAGCTGGCGTGCAATCTGGACAAGTAATCATTTTTTCTTAGCAGTTTTAGCAGCTCGTTTGAAGTTAGCTGCAGTAGGAGCACCAGCACTGCCGGGCTTACGCATCTTTTCTCCAGAGCCTTGTTTAATACGCAATCGTTTTGCGTGGATGTTAGCGTAAAGACCTTTCTTAGCCATTACTTTTTATAACCCCCTTTTCCTCCTTTACCGGAGTGCTTTTTACCACATGCCATTACCAAACTCCAGGGATAATTTGACCAGTTAGAGCGTAAGCGCCCAGAGCAGCCATGACGCCCAGCATAGCAAGACGACCGTTAAGCTGCTCAGCTTTTTCATTGTGTGTCACAGTGATGTTTTCCATAATGATGGGTGGTTCTTTAGCAAAAATGTTTTGTTGTCCGTGTTCGTTGGTAATTGTTGTCATCAGAATTGAATGTTAGAGCGTTCGAGTTTTTTCATTACGTCACGACGATAAGCAGGGTCATTGTCATAACGAGGATCAGACATAGCTTGTACAACTTCAGCCTGACTGCGGAATGCTCCGCCAACACCAGGAGACTTACCTTGAACAAGGTCAGGTTCGACACCATTAGATTCTTGGTATCGATAAGCTAGTGCTTCAATAGCAAACCTAGCAGCAGCAGGATTACCAAGTTCCATTACTGCATCATACATTTCGATGTCTTGATCAGACAAGTTTTGACTTGCCCAACCAAGCATTTCATTGTAATTTTTTTCACCACCAACAAGACCTTTAAGACCATTAACATCTTGGTCAGTCATTGTAGATGGTTGTTGTGAAGACTCTTGTTGAGAACGATACTCAAGATACATCTCTGCAAGCTTACTTGGATCAGCTTCAGAAATAGCTTTGACAGTTTCAGGGGTGAGTTCTGTTTGAGACTCTTCCCACAAACGATCTAAGATAGAGCCAGTGTCTTCAGGTTCTGACTCTTCAGTTTGTTCTTCAGGTTGCTCACCAAGTTTCTTTTGAAGTTCAAGGTAAGCAGCCTCAAGTTCTTCAGCGTTTTTATATTTACCAGCAAGACGCTGCTCTTGCTCTTGTTCCATTTGTTCACCGACCTGAAGAGACTCTTGCTCATCAGCATTGAGTTCTCCTGCTGGGGCTTCGTCAGGAATCATGGACATTACTTCAGCCATATTTAACTAGGTGGTTGTTGTTGTTGTTGTGCGAGAGCTGGGTTTAGCTCAGGGTTTTTAGAAGGATCATTGATTGGTGCCTTCATAGCATCAACCTCCATCTGTTGTTGTTGCATTGCCATCTGCTGTTGCATTGCGTTGGCTTGCTCCTGTTGTACTTCTTGCATTGAACGTACAAGGTTAAGTACATCAATACCTTGAGAAGCAGCAAAGCGTTTAATCACTTCATCAGTGTTAATGAATTGACCAATGGCTTCAGGTCCAAGCGTGTTAGCAAGTACAGTAAGGAACTGTGTCAAGCTATCACGATCTTGTCCGCGACCAAGTGCATTGATACCAGCAACAATCGTAGGTTTAACGATGTTCTTAGGAAGACGTGGGATCTCACCAGACTTCTGTGCAGCATCCAACTTACGATTAAGATACGGAACAAGAAACTCAACAGTCAATAGACTAAACAATCCACCGAGTTGTGACTCAAGTTCCATCTGTGTCATTCGTACTTCTTCAGCAGTAGTGCGTTCACTATCCCTGACATTTAGAATCAAGAATGCTTCACTTAGTCTACGCTCAAGTACACCTGCCATTTCATAAGCAGTGCGGAAGTCAGCGGTCTTACCAACTTGAATGACACCAACGTCATCAGGACGACCTTGGATGATAGCACCGTTACCAGCGTTAGCAAGGGTAGCAGGCTTGGTGGTAGAGCTGGGGCTCACCACAAACACTACCTTAGCAGCTGCTGCGCTGCCTTCAACCAGGGCTTGTGTCAGTGCTTCAAGTGACTTCAGGTCACCGATGAACTGACCGACCCTACCACGTCCATAGTTCTCCCCATCAACAGTGTTGAACCGCAGTGGGATCCATGGGTTAGTTCCTTCAGGTGCTTTACCTTGTGAACCCTTCAGGACATGATCATATACTTCTTGATGCCAAACAAAACGATTGTTCTCTCGTTTGACATGTGTGTACACATCACATTCATCATCATAGTCACCGTAGTTATCGCTGACCATTCTATCCTTGAGATAATTCTCAGGAAGTTTATCTTCAATTAATTTTTTGTTGATGCGTTCTTTGGTGACGATTTCAATCACGTTGCCGTTGCCATCACGATCGACAACAAAGCGATTCAAAGGATAAACTTTAAGTCCTTTACGACCCATGAATACCAACGCATTACCACCAACAACAAGGTGAAGCAGTGCTTGATGCACAGCAACACGATCATCAGTAGCAGCAATGGATTCAAGGATGATTCGTTCGACTTTAGCAAAAGATAAATCAAGTTCAGATTTAATCTCTGGTCCCATCTCTTGACCTAACTGACTTTCGTCAAGTTGTAGTTTAAAGAAGCTGGTTTGAACGGGAAGGAGAGCTAGCATCAATTTAGATGCCAGAGTCACAACACCCTTTGCGCCAACGCTTTGGTGAGGAGTCAAAAGATTTTTCATGCCGGAGACATGTTCTTCATGTCCACGAATCAAGTAAGGAAGTGTAAGTTTAGATGCCTGTTCAGCTTCGTTTAAGAACTGGGCACGGTCACTGGACAAAACGTCATATCTAGTTTTAGCAGACATTGTTATTATGCGAAGGATCCAGCTGTATTACTCGTTGCATTTTTACCATCAGAAACATTAAGATTACGAATGCGCAACCCTTGACGACCAAAGGCACCCGTTGCACCAGCACTAACCATGCCAGCACGTTGAGCACGTGACCTACTGAATCTTACATCAGCAGGATCAGACTGACCGTAGGCTTGAGCAATTTGCATCTGCCTACGTTGACGTTCTGCAGCTTCAGCAGCTTTCTGTTGAGCAGCTTGATATTGCTGCTGAATTTGACGTGCTTGACTTTTTAGCTGATTCTGAATATCGTATGATGTGAACATACTCTGTGCTCCAACACCAAAAGATACTCCTTCCTGCGCTGCTTGATCCCTGATCTCATCTATAGTTAGTCCAGCTTGTTGAGCACGCCTAACTGCTTCCATGCCAGAGTTTGCCATGGTGCTTTCGTTGCCACCATATTGTGCAATGAACGAAGTAGCAGGGCGGGCAGCAAGAAACTCAGTTGCCTTGCTTCCAGTCTGAACTCCTTCTCTAGCTAGTTGAGCCCTGATTTCATTGATGGTCATACCAGCAGCAAGTGCTGCATTGATGCCCTTCATGCCGGTGTGTTTACCAGTCTCCTGGTTGCCACCAAACTGACTTACAAAACTCATCAGTTTTCCTCCATATAATTAATAACCCACTCAACGACACTACGCTGACCGGATCGGTACATAATTTTTTCCATTGTATCTTCAGGTGTAGGGTTAGAGGGTGGAAAAGTTTCTTCTAAAAGAACTAGCATGGCATTAGCTGTCATGCCTCGTACGTCTAGAAGATTAAGGTCAGGCATATTGGGGGAGGTTGACATTAGAATGCTCGAAGAATGCTGGCATTCGTGCTGACCGTGTAGCGGAAAGCTCAGGGGCTTTTCCTTCATACATTAGCCGATCGCTAGAATCCAGCCAAAATTTTTTGTCCAAATATTTATCCTGGGTATTAATACCTAGTGGTTGCATTACCCAGTTAATTGTTGCTTTGCGGAGTTTATCCAGTGATGGAGAGATCTCCAAGTTAAGTTCACGACAAATCAACGAATTCGTTGCGACATGAACTTGCTCGTCGCGTGAGATGTCGGCACTAACTGTTCGCATTCCTGCGTCACCACAAAAACGAAAGAAGGGTAGTAGAACAAAGAAAATTGCACGCTCGGCAACCATCGCTTTGGTAATCGTGTGATCTGGATGCGCAATCCACGCTTTCTGTAGCGCCAACGCTTCCTTTTCAGCTTGTTCGCTAGTCCCGTAAGCATTGGCGATGTAACCCAATGCGAGGTCGTGGTTTTCTTCGTCTCGTACGTTTGACAGCAAAAGATCTCGCGCCGATTCTGGAACATCTTTTTCAAGTGCATCACGGATAAAATCTCCCACAGGCAGTTCCATATGTCTTAATGCAAGAGCACGGAGGATCGTCTCCTCCGAGCCTTCTTTGCAAATACCTGCATCGGTCTGGACTGGTGTCCACTTGCGCTTCCGCGCCATTAGTTTCTGATAAGGGTTCATTCCTGACAATCACATGTAAGTTCTTCATTTAGTAAACTGTTTAGATAATCATCAACTAATGCTTCATCAAGAGCAGCATACGCATCAGATTTATCCTGAACATCGCCCATTACTTGGAGCGAGTAATAAAGGGAAGTCTGGGGCGATTCAAGCCACTCTTCGATAAACGCTTCATCATACGTAATCATATCAGACCACGAATTGAAACTATAACCGTGAAGAAGTCCAGTTCTATTAAGTAGAGTCATGATGCCATCGGCAACACGTTTGTAAGCTTCCCAGCCTACT